CAGTACGGCTTTATCGCTGGTCAGGACTTTACCCCGAAATCGGGGAAAACCTCTGAGGCTGGTGGTCGGCCTCGTATTGATCACATTATCTCGTTGGAGATGGCTAAAGAGATCTGCATGATCCAACGGTCGCCTCTAGGTAAGCAGGCTCGCCAGTACTTCATCGAGTGCGAGAGACGCGCGCCCAAACAAGGTTTTGGTTCTCGACAGTCTTCAAGACATACGAGCCGCGTAAAGAAAAACTCCCCAGCTGGAACCGGGGAGCCAAGAGAATTAAGGAGCAATGAAATGAATGACCTTAATATCACCACTGATTCTATGCTCGTCGAGCGCGATGAGCAAGGTAACACTTTCACCACTTCGCTAGTGATCGCTGACGGGACAGGTGTTCAGCATAAGAACGTGCTGGAGATGGTGAAGTCGAATATCTGCGACTTTGAAGAGTTTGGCCCTATCGCGTTTGAAACGCGGAAGGGTAAGCCACTCCCGCAGGGCGGTTTTGCAAAGGCTACAAATATTGCGCTACTCAATCGTGAGCAGGCTACCCTCCTCATGACCTACATGCGGAATAACGATGTTGTGCGTGATTTTAAGAAGCGTCTTGTGCGGGCTTTCTCTGAGATGGAGAAGCGGCTGTCTGCCCCGGCGTTGTCTGGGCCGGAGCTTGTCGCCCGCGCGCTGATCGAAGCTCAGAACATGCTGGAGGAGAAAGATCAGCAGATAAAGGAGCTTGCTCCGAGGGCGGGGGCGTGGGAGACGTTCTGCGGGTCTTCTGGGGATATGAGTGTGGCGGATACTGCTAAGGCGTTGAACTCTCGTAGGGGTGTTGATACTGGCCGTGATCGCCTGTTCAAGATGATGCAGGAGCTCGGCTGGACGACTCACTGCCACGGCTATTGGGAGCCTATGCAGTATGCGGTTGAGCGTGGCTACTTGGCGGTGAAGGTGAATATGCCGCGGTGGCGGCCTAACGGTGAGTCGTTTGTTCCTGCACCTACTGTGCGGGTGACTCCGAAGGGGCTAGACCGTCTCGCTGAGAGTCTATCTACCCGGCGTGTGGGAGGTGCGGACAGTGAGCAGTGATTCTGCACTGTACGTGTACACCTATGATGGCCCCGCAAACCTAATCGGTGATGAGTTCGGCTACCAAATGTCGCGGGACACGGTAAAAAAGGCAACGCTGCGCGGCGAGCTGCGGGCGGTGAATCGTGATGAGTTCGGTCTGCATGGGCCTATCAACATGTATGCGAAGAGTGATGTTCGCGAATGGTTTCTCGCCTATATGGGGGTGGAGTGATGGCGATGAGTGAAAACACTGGCCTTTTCTACGAGTTGACGGATGAGACTATCGAGGTGCGCGGGCATACCCTGCACCGTATCCGCGCGTTGAAGGACATTAACGAGGTTGTCCACGCCGGCGATCTTGGCGGTTTTGTGGAGTCCACTGCGAATCTTGATGCGAGTTGCGGTGCGTGGGTATTCGACGATGCCTGCGTCTTCGGTGATGCCTTGGTGTACGACTCCGCCCGCGTGTACGGGCATGCGTGGGTGTACGGCAACGCCCGCGTGTACGACTCCGCCTGCGTCTTCGGTGATGCCCGCGTGTACGGCAACGCGCGTATCCATGGGGACGTCGAAGTCTGCGAGGGGGAATCATGACTGCTGCTGCTCTTAGCTTCCTCCTAGTCGTGGCTGTGGGAGGCATGGTGTGCGGGCTGGCCGACCTGGCCCTGGGGGTTGTTGACCGCCTGGTGGCTACATGTGTCATAGTGTCGAAATTAGGTGGTGTGAATCATTATGGATCGGTTTTGGCGTGATAAGGCGAAATGTGCCGGGCGACTAGGTTTCGTCCAGGCTCTTGAGAGAGTACCTAAAAAGTATCGAGCGAGGGCGGTTGAGGAAGCATGCCGGGACTGTCCTGTGATGCGGGAGTGCGCGCGGGATTGCTTCGCCTTGGGCGAGGACGGTGTTGTGCGTCTGCGAGATATGGGTGTTCCACGCGCTGGTGTGTGGGTGCCTGTTAATCCTCGCGCGGGGCTGAAGTCCTACCAGCTGTTGGCTAGGCGGGCTGGTGTCGATGCGTGATTATCCCCGCTGGGTGTGGGAGGACGACACCACTGAGACTGTCTCGATTATCGAGCCGTATGACTTTTACAAAGATTTGGAGCTTGAAAACAATGATTATTAAAGATTCTGACCGGGAGACCTGCCCGGGTCGGTGGTTTGAGATTCGCCGGGGTGGGCTGACAGCGACGGAAGCCGGGGCTATCGCTGCTGGTAAGAGGACTATTAGCGGCGTGTGGGCTGATAAGAAGTCTGGTAAGAATGTTCCCTCTAATCCGTTTATGGAGTGGGGGAACATTATGGAGTCCCGCATTTTGGATTGGCTCTGTATGGAGCTGGATAACCAAACGATTGTTGCTAATTCTCATATCGTGGCGTGGGATGATGACCAGCGTTGTCTCGCTACACCGGACGGGTTCACGCATGGCGCTGTGGTGGAGTGCAAGACCACGGGGGCGGACTGGGGCAGTTTGATTGCGGCTGATCCGCTGCGCGCTGAGGATTTCCGCGAGTTGGGTATTCTGCACTATTTCTACCAGTGCCAGTGGCAGATGCTGGTTTGTGATGTGGATGAGTGTTTTTTCGCGTGGAATGTTCGTGAGATTGCCCCGCTTGTTGAGCAGAAGGGCTTGACGTTCAGTATCAATGGTGAGCTGGTGCGCGATCCTAGCCTGATCTTCATGCCAGGAGATTTTCACTGTGTTCTAGTCGAGTGCGACGAAGAGGCTATTGAGAAGCTGCTACAGGTGCGTGACGACTTCTTCGCCTATGAGGAGTCTGGAGAACCGGCTATCCCGTCTGAGGCTATCGACTTGATGCGGGAGTCTAACCGGCTGAAGGCGCGGGCGGAGATGCTGCGTAAGCGGGCGTTAGAGCTTGTGAAACCGGTTCTCAAGGCCGGTGATCGTGTGTCTGGTGAGTGGGGGAGTGTTTCGTGTTCTGAGCGGCGGGTAAGCCGTCTTGATGGTAAGGCGCTGGCCGCTGATCTTCCGGACGTTTTCGACAAGTATTCTTCCGAGTCCGTGTCTACTCAGATTCGTTTCACTTTGAAGGAGTCCTAGCCATGAAGTTTAATCCTGCTGATTATGCGACTGTTGATGAGCGTTTGCGTGCTGCCCGAAAGGATCATCCGGAGATGGTGGTAGAGACGGTTCTCGCTTCTGATACTGCTGTCCCGTCTTCTGATGCTCTTCGTTGGGTTTTCCGCTGTGACCTGTATAAGTCGGCGGAGGATCGTAAGGATGGGTTGCTGTGGTCGTCTGGTTGGGCTGCCGAGGTCGATGGGCTTGGTGGTCCTGTGAATAAGACTTCTGCCTGTGAGAACGCGGAGACTAGCGCTATTGGCCGGGCTTTGGCAAATGCTGGCTATTCGGGGGATAAGCGGGCTTCTCGTGAGGAGATGGAGAAGGTTAACCGCTATGAGGTGGCTGAGCGTGAACTACTGAAACTGATCTCTGAGGCGGCTGATAAGGACGCTTTGACCAAGCTGTGGAACTACGCGTCCGGTAATGGTTTGGCGCGGTCTGAGAGCGTTTCTGAGGCATTTAAGCGGCGTGGGGAGGAGCTCAAAGCATGAGTGATCTTGAGTATACGCCGGTGATGGTGGAGCAGCAGCTCCGTAGGCTTCTCAACAATCTTTCTGAGGCCACCAAGACTCAAGATGAGGCGTACGGGCGGTTCTTGGATGCTAAGCGTGCGCTAGATTTCGCTGAGGCCTCAGCGTTCGTTGAGACGGTCGGTAAAGGCTCTGTGAAGGATCGTGAGGCGCTGGTGGCGTTGGCTACTGTACACGATCGTGAGGCCTGCGATGTGGCCGACCGGGCGTATCGGTATGCGCGTTCTCGTCTGGAGATGCTGAAGATTCAGATTATGGGTGTGCAGACGATTGGTAAGTCGGTGTCAACCGCGTATGGGGCTGTGGGGGTGGTGGAGTCGTGAGTGCTGAGTTTACTCCGGAGGTGCGTGGCATTGTTTTGGAGCGGTGTCAGGCGCATTGTGAGCGGTGTGGTAGGCCTACTCCGTTTGGAGAGTTTCATCATCGGTTGCCGCGGAAGATGGGTGGTACGCGGCGTGGTATTGGAACTGTGAAAAATTGTTTGTATGTATGCACTTACTGTCATCACTATATACATTCCAACCCGAGTGAGGCTTACCTAAAAGGTTGGCTACTTCGGGACACGGAGGAGAACGTTAGGGAGGTGTGCGAAGAATGAGCGACATCGATACTCCAGACTTTAAGCCGTTCATCATCACCAGAATAGACGTTTTCCGTGACATTAAAGACCCCACTGCGATAGCGCTATACGGAGCTCTGCTTACCTATGCGAACAACGATAAAGTTTGCCATCCTTCGCTGTCTGTTCTGTCGAAAGACATCGGTCTGAGCGATAAGAACTTGAAGCCTATAAGGCGCGCTCTAACCATTCTTGAGGAGAAGGGGTATGTAAGGAAGTTCAAGCGTTGGAGGAATGATGAGGGTGAAACATCGAGGGAAAAGACAGATGTTTTCCGCATTCCTACGTCTAATGGGTATCACGTTTATACGGAGTTTAGGGGTGCACAATATGCCAACCACCCTAGTGCACATTATGCACCTACCCCTAGTGCACATTATGCACCACGAACTATATCCATTGAACTAGAACCAAATGAACTAGAGAAGTATCCCAGCATTTCTCCAAGTGCCGATTGTGCTCTCCCATCTGAGGGCGACCCGCAAGCGGGCACGCCGACACACGCAAACCACGGAACTCTCCAACCCGTCAATGAGAGCGACCCAAAGGGTCGCAAGCAAGGGCAGGGAAAGTCCTCCAAGCGTCAATTGGACGAAGAGTTCGAGAGGTTCTGGGCGCTGGTTGGTCGGAAGCGCGGCAAGCAACAAGCCAGGAAGAGCTTTGAGAAGCAACGACGCACCCATGACCTGGAGTTCATCTGCTCGCAGCTC